TATTTGTGAAAGCCATAATTATTCGTCTCCTTCATCAGTGTTGTCAGCACGGCCGTGAAGCTGTGCCAGGATTTCCTTCATCTTCTCAGGGATAGGCAGACCCAGGTGCGCCGCGTTCTCAAGCAGGCTGACACCTTCGTTGGAGATGTAGAAGAAAATAACTGCGGTTCTGAGTACGCTGCCGTCACCGATGACATTGGCGTCCAGAATGTGGGCAATGCCAACCAGGGCAAGGATCAGAACCTTACGGCAGATGCCCTTAAAGCCAACGGCGCTGGAAAGGCTCTTGTCTACAACAGCGCACATGACACCCGTGATGTAGTCCACCACCATAAAGGCAATGAGCGCATAAAGCAGGCCGTCAAAGCCACCGAGAAAATAGCCAAGCCATCCGCCAATCGCAGCAAATACAAGCTGCACAGTGTTCCAAAGTTCCTTCATAGAGAGTTCCTCCTTCATAAATTGATGTATGAAAAAAGCGACTGCCCCGGATGGAGCAATCGCAGATTTCTGTGATTATTGTTCTTGGATGATATAGGTGACCTTCATGGTTTTGTCACTGGTCTTTGTGACAGGCTCCGGAAGGTTGTTGATGGTTGCCAGATAGTTGAGCAGAATAATGTACCCAATGGTGGTCTGGCTGCCACAGCTGACGAAATACAGCATCGGCTCATTCAGCACCGGTGTATAGCAATACTGATACTTGGAACTGCCACAGTAAATGTAGCCGTTTTCCGGGTTTAGGACTTCCTCTGTTGCCTCATTTGCGATGTGCAGGATATAGTTGCCGTTGTAGTATTCGTAATATACACGACCATTGACGGCAAGTTGTGCCTGTCCGCTGATATTCGAGGTGCTGCTCTTCTTCATTTTCACAACATTTGCAGAATTGCCGATTTCAAACTTATATATGTTATAGGGACTGTTGTAGGCTCTGATATAAACGAAACCGTTGTGGCAAAAGGCATATCGCATACCACTGGTGTTGATTCGCTCATTGGCGGTGTTGGTCATGCTGTACTTTGTCACTGTCCAGTTGCTGATGTCGATTTTTGTAATGTTGAAAGCGCCACCCGCGTCCTTATAGCTTGCAGAGGACGAGGTGATGAACAGGCAGTTGGTGGCATGGTCGAAGTTATAGGAAATGTAGGAAGTGTTGAGGGAAAGACCCTCGATCTTAAACTGATCCACATATTCCTTTTTGGAGTACGGACTTGTCAGCACCGACACGCTCTTCAGATAGGCTCTGCGTTTTACGATGGTGATGGCGGAGGTGCTATCGATGCGGAAGTAATATGCGATGTCATTTTCACGGTCGATAAGGAAGAGCAGCTCGGTGGTGCCAACGGTATAACCGCTATACTTATCTCCGGTACTGCCGCCGGTGTAGTTGGTGTAGACATACTGCAAAGAGCCGTCATCCACACGGGCACCCAAGGGATAGGACGAGGACAGAACCGCATCCGCGCCGCCGTACGAGGTGTAGCCGCCATTCGCATGAGTCAGGCAGACACAGGAAATCGTGCCGTTTGCCTGGGAAGTGGTGAAGTCATACACGAACTTCATATAACGGTCGGTAAGGTTCAGTTCGCTTTCCGTTTGGTTGTAGCCACCACGCTTGGTGCCTTTGGTGTTGTTCTGTGTGCCGTAGGATGCACAGCCAACGAGCGTCACATCCGCAGGCGGATAAAGAGTGTTAGGGTTCTCACCGATCTCCTTATCAAAGAGCAGAATGCCGCCAAGCAGCTTCTGGTAGTAAGGAGCAAAGGTGTTGTACAGAATACTTGGGTCTTTCGCCAGGCCCAGGGGTTTGAAGATTTCCGACAGTGCGTTGGTGATCATATTGTGTTCCACCACTGTTTGGGTTTCGCCCGTATGCACATCGGTCATCTCAATAATCATTTTGCCTTTCAGCATTTTCTATCCCTCCTTAGTTTTCGTAGGTAATTTTGAAGCGCGAGAGTGCCGCGTTGTCATGGAGAATGAAACGCAGATATAGCTTTTTACTTTCCGGCAGGCTTTCCCACAACACGGTAAGGTCAGTGTTCAGAAAATCCGCCAACGGCATCTCGTCTGTGTAACTGCTGCCATCATCCAGAGAATACTGGACACGCACATCCCCGGAGTATTCTGCGGTGAGCAGCTTGATACTCAAAATGGTGATGTGGCCCATATCCGCAACGCAGGAAAGTGTCTGCGGATATGGGTATGCCTTCAGCACCGCTTTGACGGGTGTGGTATCCTCACCGGATTCCCATAAATACAGCTGCGGATTTACAAGCGGGGTCAAAAGTTCCGCTGTGGGTAGTTCCTCAAAGCCATATTCCAGGAATGCCACGGCAGAAGGTTCGGTCAGTTCCAGAGCCGCCATTTCACCGTCAGCAATGGTATAGAAGGTATCTTCCAAGCGGAGCAAATATAGCTGAGAGGATACACCGGACTGCTTGTAGGTCTCATATACAATGTCCCAGGTCTTGCCTTGCGCGTCCTTATGATAGAAGCTGACTATCGCACCGTCCGCAGAACCTACATTCAGATTCAGCGAAGTGGTAGTGTTGTTGCAGATCAGTTCCGATGTTCCGCTGTTTCCACTGGTGGGGGTGGTGATGACGTTGAGGAACATATCGTTGTTGGAAATAAGGAATAACTCAAAAATCAGCCTGTTGCTGGTGACACGGTTGCTGTATACGGTGTACCCCTCGAAGCGGATTTTGAGAACCTGCATTCCATCCGCCAGGGATATAGACTGGCGGTAGATAGCCGTGGAGCATCCGTCCCTGCGGCAGATTTTCAGTTGTTCGCTGTTTGAGCCGAAGCCGATGTAATGGTTACTGCTGATATAAATGGTGGATGCGGTGCTGCCGTTAAACTTGAAACCGGACAATCCTGTGGTGTTATAAACGCTGTCATCGTTGTAGCTACTGGTAATGGCAGACATTCCGGTAGTGGTGTTAAGGTACGGTGTGAGCATTGCTTTGGGAGTGCCTACCTCCGCCACCAAATGAATGGTAGCAGAGATGGGTTCTTCGCCTTCCGGCAACACAAACACCAGACCGTCAACGGCAATGGGCATATCCGGGATATACGGCAGAGTGCCTTGGTATAAGGGTTCGGTCGCATCTTCGGCTTCAAAAATAGTTATTTCTCCGGTATAGTCGGCAGAGTCAAATTTGTAGACTCTGACCGGTTTTTCTGGGACAAAGGCAAAGGAGCCGGCTGCGAGGCTGATATCCTCAAGCGGACTCCTTTTCCATAAATAATCGGTCTGTTCAATTAACACAGTTCCACCTCCAAACTTTCCACGCGCTCATATTGTGCGGTATCGACCATCAAGTGCTGCATTCTGCCGTGGTCGATTTCTTCCTCGGCAGAGACAATGGCATAATCGCAGACCATAACAAAGGCATCGTCCTCATTGAGACCAACAAGGGTCATATTGTAACGAGGAGGATATTCCGCATCCATCGTGAAGGTCTTGATGACCTCGGTTGCGGTAATACGCTCGTTCAGCAGGTCATAGCCGAACTGGACATCCGTAATGGCAATGCGGGCAATCGCCTGGGTAACACCGTGGTAATCGAGCCAAGGATGAATAATTGCGGTGCTGTCGGAAATTGAGGTATAGCTGAAAGGTACCTCCAAAATACCGATGCGATTGATGATCTCGTTGATGGAAATTCGACCGTTCCAATCACCGATACCTGCAACAAGGCCCTGTCCGCTGATAGTTGCACGAATCTGGCTCTCACCGATATTCACCGTGCCACCATCCACAGAGAGGAATACATCAAAGGTATTTTCGCTGTTTTCGATAATGGCAGACATGGGATAGAAAAGGGTCAGTATCTGCTTTCCGTGTACGCAGGTCTTCTGCGGAATAAAGGTATCCACGGTCTCACCGTTGATTTTATAGGTCACCGTCAGAATAGGCTGAGTCTTTTCCGTAAAGGCAAAGGTCACGGCGTGTTCCTTTTCGACAAGACTTTCAGCTTCTTCTACGGCATGGGTAGCGGTGCCCTCTATGGTTTTCTCCACATCCTCGGCAACCACATCAAGCAGAAATTCGCCAAGGAACATAGCCGAGGTACTTTCCTTTGCCGTAAAGGTGATGGACAGGACTTCCGTAGCAGACGAACCGATGGAGAACGGTGATACGTTCATAAAACTGTAAACGACCGTCTTGTTATTTTCCACCTGGTTCAGCAGTCCCACGATGTTCTTTTCGTTTTTACTTTTTGCAGAGGACAGTTTGGGATTCTTTCCCACACACTTGAGGTTGTGCTTGCCGTTTATGTTGTAGGTAATGCTTGTGATACAGGAGACCTTAGTGTTATCTGCGTGGCCGCCCGTAAACTGCAACACATCCATCGGATCCAGAGCCGGATTGCCAATGGTGCTGCTGTCAAACGGGACATATTCTACCTTTGCGATGGCATTGAGGATGGCTGTAAGGATACGCTCACGGGTTGCCGCCAAGCCGAACTGCAACAGTGGGTTGACACCCAGGTTCATAGTAAGGGCATCGTCAGTTTCCAGAGCATAATACTCAGCCACCTCTCGCAGCTGATTGGTGGAGGATACCGCTGTGTAGCGGGTCACGAAATCCGAGTAGGAACTGGTGTAGCGTCCTTTCTGCGGAATGGTCATCACCGCAGTATCCGAATACGGCACAAGCTGTAACTTGCCCTCACGATTGATGAGGCAGACGCAGCCAAGCACCTGCCCCACATAGAATAAAAGGTCACGATAGGTTTCCATATCGTTTTCGGCATATACACCGAGGGTTTCCTTGCCGTTGGGCAGAGCCTCGATTTGGGCCTGGGTCTGGGCAAGTTCCACCTTGCAGGCGGAGCAAGCCGCCGCCAGATAATTGAATGCCGTGCCGCTTGTGGCATTGAGGCTTAGTGCCTTGTCAAAGCGGAGCATATAGTCATAGGCTTTCAGTTCCAGGGTCTTGATATTTCGGTTTGCCTCCGACACCTCAAACACACCCATCGGAATGGACTCCACGGTTCCGTCAGCAAGGTAAAGGTGGAAGTATAGCTTGACCTCCGCACCCTCAAGGGTGTAACGGTCTATGTCCGAAAACAGGCTGATGCCAAGTTCAGCAGCATAGACCGTGCCGAGTTCGATTTCCGTGGAGCCGCAGCACTGACGGGTGATGTACCCGGAGCCTTTGACGATGTCCTTATTTTCAAACGGGTAGCGGACACCGTTCACCGTGGTGATCGTACCCGTCCAGTAGTATTTTCGTGTGTTGCTTTCGATTGCCTCAAGAAAGGCATTTGATACCGGATACATGGTTCACCTCCCATCAGAATTCTTTGAGCGTAAAGGAAACCGTCCACAGACCCTTGTAGGAAGTGTCCTTCTCCAATTTGGATTTGAAGCCGGTGATATACATTTCCGTTTCCTTGGTTGCGAGGGTTTCCGTATCAAAGTAGGTTACGAGAATTTTGCTTTTCTTTGCGTAGGCAGACAGCTTGGCAAGCCAGGTAGGTGTTACAGAGAAAGAGACGGAAATGGTAACCACTCCCGCCCTTATCACATCTCTCTGCGTAGTGCCTGCCTCGGTCTCACCGCCGCTGTCTGCCTCCACATCGCTCAGATCCAAGTCGTAGGAGTCGGGCAAAGGCAGGTTCTCATAGTCAAATTTCAAATACTGTACAAATGCCATATTATCGACCTCCACTTCTCAGATTTGCCCTCTGTTGGGCATTGACGATAACCTCATCCAGGAGATTGCCGCCGAGGTACACGGGGATAACAATATCGCCTGTATTGCCGGAGATACCCTTGAGGGCATCGGTAATGGAAGAAGCAATGCTTGTTCCGGTGCTTTCCCCGGAAACGGCATGACCGCTGTAAGAAAGACCGCTTGCATCCATCGTGCCGAGTTTCGGATTGATGATCATATCCGATGCCACACCGGATACAGCCTTTTCAATCAAGCCGCGGCTGCCTTCGATGCCTTTTGCCAAGCCTTGCATGAAGTCCGGCATCCAACTTTCATATTCAGTCAGCGGGCCTTCATCGGGAACGGAGAAATGCAGGAAGGATGTAATCTTGTCTGCCACGCTCTTGACCGCATCACCCACGGCGCTGATACAGCTTTTGATGCCGTTGACAATACCCATAACCAGGTCTTTGCCCCAGGTGAATGCCTTGGATGCCAGACCCGTGATATACCCGACCGCCTTCTCGAAGCCTCCTTTGATGGTATCGAAGATACTGCTCATGGCACCGGAGATTGCGGTTTTGATATTGGTGAATACACTGGATACGGCATTTTTTATCGTATTCAGAACCGTGGAAACAGCACCGCTGATGGTGTTCCAGACCGTGCTGATGGTATTTTTTATGGTGTTCATGATGGTTGTGATGGCGTTTTTCACACCCTCAAAGTCACCTGTGATGAGCGCCTTGATACCGCTGACCACGGCCTGCACGATGGTCTTGATGGCATTCCAGATGGTAGTGAATACGGTCTTTATCGCATTCAGCACCGTAGTAATGACCGTTTTGATGGTATTCCATACCGTGGAGATGACCGTCTGAATTACCGTCATGACCGTCTGGATGATGGTTTTGTAGACATTAAAGTAGGTCGTTACAATGGTTTTTATGACATTGAACACCGTTTCAAAAATGCCCTTGATGAAGTTCCAGGCTGTCTGGATTACCGTTTTTATTACATTGATGACCGTTTCGATGACGGTCTTATACAGATTAAAGTAAGTGGTTACCAGGGTTTTGATGACCTCAAACACCGTCTGGAATACGGATTTGATGGCCTCCCAAACGGCAACAAAGAAGTTCTTAATTGCCTCCCAGACCACAATGGCCACCTGCTTAATGTTCTCCCACAGGTCGATCCAGAACTGTCGGAAACCCTCGCAGTTGTTCCACAAATAAATAAACGCAGCCACCAAAGCTGCGATTGCCATAATAATTAGCAAAATAGGGTTAGCTGCCATCACGGCGTTCAATCCGGCAAATGCGCCCTTGACCACATTGATGACACCTGCCAGTTTCGGCACGATGGTCATAATCGTACCTACGGCGGATATGACTTTACCTACAATAATAAGCACGGGACCGAGGGCGGCAACGAATAAGCCGATGCCGAGAACCACTTTTCTCGTGCCTTCGTCCATACCGTTGAGCCAGTCCACGAAAGTCTGAATGGCGGAAACCACACTGCGGATAACCGGCATCAGCATCTCACCGAAGGAAATCGCCAACTCTTCAAGCTGGGATTTCAGAATGGTAAGTTGCCCCTCCAGGTTGTCCTGCATAATGGTTGCCATTTCTTCCGACTTGCCACTGCAGGTATCGATGGCGGAACTCAGCTTGTCGATGTCTGCCGGTGCCGCGTTCATAAGAGCAAGAAAGCCTGACATGGCATTTTTGCCCACAAGGGTCTCAGCGGCGGCAGCCTGTTCGGATTCGGACAGACCGTTGAATGCCACACGGCAGTCGGCAAGAATGTCAGAGAGTTCTCTCATAGAGCCGTCCGCATTGGTGGTGGCAATGGTAACCTCACCAATGGACTCACCGCAGATTTTCACCTCGCCGGAGAGGTTGGTCATAATGGTACGGAGCGAAGTACCTGCCTGGGTAGACTTAATACCCGCGTTTGCCATCAGACCGATTGCCTCGGCAGTGTCCTCCACGGAGAAACCGAGCGCACCTGCGATAGGTGCTGCGTACTTGAAGGTTTCACCCATCATGGCAACGTTGGTATTTGCATTGGAAGAAGCTGCCGCCAGCACGTCGGCGAAATGCCCGGAGTCGGCAGCAGTCAGACCGAAAGCGGTCAGTGCGTCCGTTACGATATCTGATGTAGTGGCAAGACTTTCACCGGATGCAGCGGCAAGGTTCATAATACCCTCGATACCGCCAAGCATATCCCCGGTTTTCCAACCTGCCATAGCCATATAGTTCATGGCCTCGGCGGCTTCGGATGCGGAGAACTTGGTCTTGGCACCCATCTCACGGGCCTTGTCACGGAGAGTCTCCAAGTCATCACCCGTTGCACCGGAAACGGCGGCAACCTGGCTCATAGCCGAGTCGAAGTCGGACGCGGTTTTCACGGCGGCAGTGCCGAGTGCAGTTACAGCAGCGGTTGCAGGCAAAAGTGCAGTACCGGCGGAGGAGATTTTATCACCCACACCTTGCAGTTTTTCGCCCACGGCGGCAATCTTCTGGACAGCCGTAGCGGATTCGTTTGCCTGGGACTCCAAACGTTCCAGAGCCTGTTCTGTTTCCACAATCTCACGCTGAAGTGCATCGTACTGGTCTTGGGTGATGTCACCGTTGGCAAGTGCCTGGTTCGCTTGTTCGGCAGCGGTTTTCAGCGTCTCCAGTTTCTCTTTGGTTTCCTTAACCGCATCCCCAAGCAGGCGGTGCTTCTGTGCCAGAAGTTCCGTATTGCCGGGGTCCAGTTTCAGAAGTTTTTCCACGTCCTTCAGTTGGGACTGTGTATTTTTGATTTGACCGTTGACGTTTTTAAGGGCATCGGTAAGTTTGGTGGTATCGCCGCCAATTTCGACAGTGATACCCTTGATACGATTAGCCATGCGACACCTCCTTTAGAATTTATCAAAGTCCTCCTGCGTAGCAAGAGTAGCGTATTTCGCATCATCGTTTCTGCTTTCTGCGTACATATCGTTGACCATACCAATGGTGAGCAGATCCAGGTCACGGATGGACAGGCCAAGCTGTACGCAGCGAAGCAGAAACAACGGCGTTGTCATCTCGCGGTCAGTTGGGCGAAGTTTTTTTTAGACTCGACTTCCGTCTGCGTGTTCAGACCCCACAGTTCAATCAGCTGAGGCAGCACCTGGTAGATGGAGAAGGTATTGAAACCGTCAAGCCACTCTTCGGGTGTGTCGGGGATAGTGGGGTCAGCGTGCTTCGCCATGATGTATGCGATGTTCTCGAACATTTCCAGAGAAAACATATCAAGCCCGGACGCCTCTGCGGAGTTATCTCCGATAGAGGATTCCAGGGCTTTCAGATCCTTGTAAATGTCACGATGGAATTTCATGCGGTAGATACGAGGAATGGCGGCGGATGCCCTGAAAGGCACCTGCTTGCCGTCAATCTCGATAGTCTGCTTCATCATAGATTAACCCTCCCCATTGTCATCATCGGCTACCGCAGGGATGTATACAGCCTTGTACCAATCCGCATAAACGGTAGCGTCCGTGGTATTGCCGGTCTTTGCCTTCACCATGCCGTTGGCAAGAGGAGTAGCCTTGATGGTGAGGGTTTCCGTCTGCACCTCGCGGGAGTCCTCGTTGGTCTTACCCTCAATGCCGGGACGGGATGCGGCGCAGTTGTACAGCACGTGACGGATATGCTTCTGGTCACCATCGAACTCAAACAGGAGTGCGAAGGAAGCCAGTTCCACATCGGCATTTTCGATGAGGACACCCTTGGTATCCAACTCTTCCTTGAGGACATCGGTGCGGAAGGACTCAGGAATGATAGCCAGTTCCAAATCACCGTCATAGCCCATATTGTTGTTGATGACGTAGTAGGCAACGCCGTCCGCATAGAAGTTTTCGGGTTCTCCGTTCGCATCCAGAGAGATGGAAACAGAACCGGGCATAGGGACAGGAGTGCCGTAAGAAACAGTGCCGCCCTCGGCAATCGTCAGGAGCGCATAGTGCGCGTTCTTAAGGTTGTATTTGACCTTGTTGTTCTTATCTGCCATTTGTCAGACCTCCATTTCAAAAGTGTATAGGACTTCGTAGAGCCTTTCGCTTTCAATCCAAACCTCGGATTTTTGATAGAAAATGCCGTGGCTGTCAAGCACGGCCTCTACAGCGTTTTCCACCGACAAGTCCTTCAAATCGGTGTACAGCTCAATGTGAACTTCAGAGATTTTGTAGTAGACCCTGCCATCTGCGGAGAAGTTATTGCTGCCGGGCAGCAGATAGCAAATAAAGGGTGGGTCCGGTGATTCGCCTTCAGCAAAATGGTCATAGGCAAAGGGAATCTGCATTTCACCCAGCATAAGCAAAAGTTCGTCCATGTGATTAACCTCCCAGAGCCTTTTCGATTGCGTCTTCCAGTTGTTCGATGCCCATCTGCTCTGCAGGAGCAATGTGCGCCTTGCCGGAAACTCTGCCGCCGCCACGCTTGGCATGACCGTGTTCCAAAAGGTGCGCAAGCTGATAGCGGTTCTTGGAGTGAACGGTCTGTTCCAGACTGTTGGCGGTTTCACGCACGGTTTTGACCGCCCAACTTTTACTGTAAGCACCGGACTTCTGTGGTGCGCCCGCCTGGATTTCCTTTCGCACCGTCTTACTGGCTGCCTTCACAGCCTTTTTCATATCCTCGGTGGCAAGTTCGGCATACTCATTGAGACCCTGCATAATGGCATCAGCCATCTGGTCAATACGAACTGTACTTCCCATATCAAGACCTCACTTTCTCGCATTTGAATTTCAGAGCGTGTTTCTTCATATTCAAATGGTCGATTTTGATAATGTTGTACGCCTCACCGTTCCAAAGGATACGGTAGCCTGTGGTGGTGACCGCCATAGCTTTTTTACAAAAGCGGACGGTAAAGCTGATGTCGGAAGTGTCCACGATCAGACCCGCCACAGCGTCCTCGGCATTGCTTTTACCCATCGAGTCACTAAGGGTGGCAAAGCAGGAATAATAGTCCGCCCAGGAATTTGTGCGGTTGCCGATTTTGTCGGTGACCACAGCATTTTTCTGAATTGTGATGCGGATGTTCATAGCTGCGATATCCATCAGAACACCTCCTTGCGAGAACCGAAGAGGAGTGCGCGGAGGGTCAAAGTGAGTTCGTGGTGGTTGGCCTTTTCACGATGCTCATACAGATATGCCGCTGCATACATCACCGCAATACGGCTGTTGGCTTCGGTGGCAAAAATATCCGCATCCTCGATACGGGCTACGTCCATGCAGAGTTTTTGGGCGCTTTCGATAAAGGCGGCAAGAATGCTGTCATCATCATCGAAGTCCACACGCAGGTAGGTTTTCATTTCTTCCAGTGTTACAAGCATTTCTTTTCACCTCGCTCAAAAGAATGGCGATGCCACCCGGTTAAGGGCAGCACCGCCGATATGGGTTAATTAGGTTGCGGACTTCTGCTGAAGAACCTGGATGGCTTCAGGGAGAACCAGCTTACCGTCAACGCGCTGAGAAGCAACAAAGCCGATCTGACCGTTCTTTGCATAGAGTTCGTTGAGGCGCTTGAAGGAACGACCCTGGCGGTCGGCAATCCAGTAGTAGTCGAAGTTACCGAAGGCAATGGTCTTGGCACCGGCAGCAGGTTCGGGCATATACACGGAAGTGTAAACGGGTCTGCCGAGGATGGTGTTGGGCTTATCCTCAGTGAGACCGGGCTGCCAGATAAAGTTGCCTGTATTGTCCTTCAACTTACGGATGGCCTTCACGGTGGCATCACTCATGACCCACACAGCCTTATTGCGGTAAGGCGCCTTGAGGGCGTGATACAGATCCATGATTTCATCTGCGGTGATGGCGGTAGCGGAGGCAGCGGTTACACCGACCTCGGCACCACCATTGGCAGCAAGGATACCCAGGGGCTTACCGTTGCCGTCACCATTGAAGAAGGACTCTTCCTCGCGGGCACCGATACGGCGAGCGAACTCTGCCGCAATGTAGCTGTCCAGGTCGAACACGCTGTCACGGAGCAGCTCCTCAGAAACCTTGATGGTAGTACCCAGCTTGTGAGCGCCAATGGTGATCTGAGAGAAGTTGTCATCGCTGTCCTCGTAGGGACCTTCCTCGTCAATCCAGTTGGCAGTACCCTTGGATGCCACAACGGGGATCTTACGCTCACCGCTGTCGGTATTGATGGTGTGGGCCAACTTACGGAAGATGTTCTCCTCCTCAAGTGCCTGTACCAAAGTACGCTCGTACTCATCGGGAACAAGGTAGCCGCCCTCGGCATCGTCACCGACCTGGAGTGCGTTTACCACGTGAGGCATAGGAGTCTTGTTACGCATCACATTCCAGAAGTTCTGCTTGTACTCGTCAGTGGCGCGAGTGCGGCCGTTGACAGGAGCAGTAGCAGCACCGGATGCCATAGGCTTGCCGGTGATAGGAGTGTTGACGGGCTTGGAGAGTTCTGCCTCGATTTCCTCACGGCGCTCCATACGCTTGATTTCGTTGGTGAGGGCAGCCAGTTCCTGCTCCATGCTGTTGTAGGTGGCGTCATCCTCTGCGGAGAGAACGCCCTTGTCGGTACGGTGGGTTTCCAGGAAACCGTCCATAGTAGCCAGAAGTTTGGTGCGCTTATTACGCATTTCGATAATAGTCATAATGAATACCTCCAAAATTAAATGTAGTTTTTGATTTTCTGCAAATCCGCTCTGAGGTCATCAACAGAACGGCCTGTGCGTTCCTGCACAGCGGGTTTGGGTGTGATGGTACATTTGGCAGCAATCTTATCCATAAGGGAATTGGTCACCGCTGCCTTGGAAAACATCATCGACACCTGCGGGATTTCAATGTCCTCACTGACTCCGGGGCGTTTGGTGATCTCGTCTGCAAAGCCGAGTTCCACAGCCTTGTTCGCATCCATCCAGGTTTCTGCGTCCATCAGATGTGCCAGCTTCGTGCGGGACATTCCGGTCTTGATTTCATAGGCATTGATGATGGATTCCTTGACCTCGGACAGCATATCGATGGCTTTCTGCATTTCCGCAGTATTACCAAAGGCAACCGTCATGGGGTTGTGGATCATCATCATGGATACCGGGGACATCAAAACCTTTGTGCCTGCCATTGCAATGACAGAGGCGGCA